CTGATTGTCCATCATTGTCACTATCTGCACCACCACCGCCAGGTGCTGACATTGTAATGGTAGTTCCTGATACGTCTCCCGCACTAGCATCTGGTATTGTTACCAACCCTGCCTGTGGTGTTGTAAATGTTTCTTCTTTGATTGTAATAGCGTTGCCAGGTATATCAAATTGTATTGTCTTACCACCAACCAATGTGTTATTGTCAACTGGATACATCCTAGGATTTTGTGTTACCTCAGTCTCAACAAAATAACCATTTGCTAATTTTACATTTATACTGGATCCAGTTGCAGGAGACGATGCTGGTATCTCACCATCTCTAGGTAACACGTTGAAGTTTGAGTTACCAAATCCATCTGCTATGATAGTAAAGTTACCACTATACTCAGCTGGTGATGCACCATCAACTGTAACTATGTCATCTATTTGTAATCCATGGTTACCATCTGTGTTGATAGTAATATAACCAGTAGGAGCATCATATGTCATAGATATAACTGGCACTGATGCAGACTCTGACACTAAGTATTGAAACTCTGCATCACCTGTAGTTCCTGCTCTTTCTCCAATACCATTTGTATTACCATATGTTGCGGTCAATGAGTTCTGTAATGGTATTCCAATTAAACCATGTGAGTGACCCAATGCACCACCAGCTGATCCATTTGGTTCAAATATACTGATGTTTGCTCTACTATTGATATAGTTTACTGCATACTTATCTGCTTCTGCAGCACCTTGCTCTGCCTGTTTTGTTTCATCAACTTCTACTGATAATATTCTATGACTGTGTGTAGGAGGAAATGGAAATGTAAAATCATCCATAGGACCTACCTGATACTTGACAGTTCCTGTAAGATATGCAGATACATCTGCTACGATAGTATTATATCCTGTTGTTCTTACATCACCGATAACAAAGAACTCACCACTATCAATTAGTGTGTTCTTAGGAATATACCATGCACCACCTGTCTGTCCTACAAAATTATTTACTGCGTTCTCTGGTGTCGCTGTTCCTGCTCCGTTGACGTTACCATATCCTAAAATCTTTCTCTGTCTGTAATCTGGTAGATTAAATGTTCCAATATTATATGGATAGTCTCTTAAATTATATGATTTTTGTACAACAATATCAGGATGTATGTCACCTCCAGATGCTGTAAAGTCTAATGTGTAATCTGCTGTGTTGACAGTTGACAAATCAACGCTGTCTGGTAGAGTAATCTCATAAGCAAATTCATTTACTTGTACCTGTGCAGATACATCTTCTGTTGGTTCTTTTATTGAATAGAATGTGTTCTGGTCAAATATACCACTGCTAGGGAAAGATCCAAATGGATTTGTTACTGATGCAAATCTGAATACAGCATCATAGGGATATGGTCTCTTTAAGTTTGCCTTATTATTGGTAGCATCATAATAAAAATGAAAAAATAACTTATTATTGATAATATATGATCTTCTTAATCCGCCAGGTTGTGCTGCTTGTGTTCTTGTCACTGCTGCTGCACCACCATAGGTATTTTTTATAATACTGTATAGTTCTGGGTAATCACGTATGAATAACTCTCTACCATCACAATATAAGTGTTGTGGGTATGAGTAATCTGGATCATTTGCACCATAGTTTAGGTCAACAAAGACAGGAAGAATTGATCCAACGGGAGAGTGATTACCACTCTTGTCAGAAAAATAATTCGCAAATGAATTCCTGTATGTTGCCATCTTAATACTTGATTAAAAATTCTTGAACTAGAAATGGTTGTATATAACCGTCTGCCTTATTCTCTTCATTAACATCTATGTTTAGTGTTGATTGAATTGTACCAGCAGGAATATATGTTGGTTTTGTTACCAAATTAAATGTGTGTGGTTCTTGATTGAAAGGAACTAAGTGCTTGTGTGTGCAATCAGTACCAAATTCTTCCACATCAGTGATAGTATTGTTAAGTGCACCAAATGTTACTACACTTGCCTGTCCATCAAATGGAACTTGAGTTGCCTGTGACACTGTGTTTGGTGTATAGTTTGCATCTAATTTTCTAAATGGTGTAGATATAGTCACAAACTGACTACAACTTGCACCACCAACTCGACATCTTGCACCAGTTTTACAATTCATCTCACCGAAATAATCAGCGTTACCACCAGAGTCACCACAAGTTCCTGATGATGCACCCAATGGCACATATATCGGGAATCCTTGTTGAGCACCATTGGTAGAACATCCGAATTGTAATATAGTTCCTGTTGGTGCACCTGATCCATCAGATGAAAGCTCAGGAATATCGCCAGGTATCAAACACTTACCCGCTTGTTCAAATGTACAACCAGACCAACATCCACCGTACCACTCATGTATTTCCTGACTAGGACCTCCAACTAAGAATGTAAAACAGTTAACTGTAACTATTCTTTGTTGTTGTGCTGCGACAAATCTAGAAGCAGCTGCTTGACATAGTGGTTGTTTTGTATTGTTTGCCCATGGCATGATACACAAGGTAGATTTAGATTGATATGAGTTTCTACCAAATAAATTAAATTCACTTGTTGGTGATGCAGTCCTTGACCTCTTTCCATCATGGAAGTGAGCATGTGGTTGGAATGCTGTCGCCAATACCTCTGTTTCTTCTGTGTAGTTACCACTAGATTTTGCAAAACCAGGTTGTCCAGTTATCTCAACTGTTTGTGCTGGTAGGAAAAAATTACCCTGATATTGTATTTCAAATGTTGAACCTATGTTACTACTTACTTCCAAACCTACACCAGCTTTAGTTATCTGTTGTCCTGCGTCATTGTCCAAATATGTGTCTAGGTAATCACCTAAGTTTGATGAGAATGATGTCTTAGTAGACTTCGCACCAAGATCAGGTACTTGAAATTGATTGTCAAGTAAAGTTGTATCTGGTTTTTTATATCTACAATTAGCACCTGTACCTAAAATGGTCGCAAGTTCTGGAAATATTTCTGCCTGATAAACTGCCCCGTCACATCTCAAGTAACCAGCAGGAAGAGTTTGGTATATAATTGGATCCTCTGGATCAGCAGACGTCAACTGGTTAGACCAATTAATTATAGATCCCGTAAGTGTCCCTAGTTTTCCTTTTTCTTTTGAGTATAATACTGCCATATTAATATGCTCTGATAATATACAGTACGACCAAGGATGGTGTGTTTGGATTTACCTGTACACTCAATCCTCTGTCAACGTCTACGGGTTCTATGTTTCCAGTAGTCATATTATTTATGAGTATAGTGCTAGGTAAATTCATCTGACCTTTGGTCATTGATATATCAATGGTGAAATGATTATGAGATCCTAATGAAGATGCAGTGAAAGCATCACCACCATGATTTAATGTAGTAGGATAAGGATAATCTCTTCCTGCTCCTACTGCACCATAGTAATCGCCAGGATCTGTGGTTGGAGGTGTAGCACCATCACTTCTTCTACTCTCAGGAACTTGATCTGATACATAATAGTTTCTTTGTCCTAAGTATGTGCCAGGTGGTGGGAATGGTGATGTGACTGCTGGTTGTTGTACTGGTTGTATACATGAGTTGTCATCTTGATAACCATTTGTTGCAAGACCAGTCTGTCCATATGCTGCGACTGTACGAGGACCTGATGTTGGGAATACTGGTATTACATCTGATGCCTGACCAAAGTGTCTGAAATCATTACAGTTAACTAATGATGTAGCACTAGGATCATATGCTGTCCATGTGACTGTGCCAGGATTAAATCTATCTGCTAGTGGTTCTGCATTTGTATGTCCAACGTCACCACCAGTTGTATACTCACTACTTGCAACCTCAAAATAACCTGGTTCAAATAATCCAAGATAACCACCACCTAATTCTACTGATGGATAAAAACTATTCTCTGGTCTGGGGTGTGTATGTGATGCAGTATGCTCTACACCTAATTTTCTAGGTATGGTTCTGATTGTATCAAAGAAAGATGGATCTTCGAGTGAAATACCTTTTATCTTTCCTGATAACTCAGACTCAACAGCTGCTTGGAATTGTACATCAATATATGACAATACATTTGACACTGGTTGATTCTGTGAGTCATAACCATTCAATGATACATACGTTCCTATTACCTGTAGTTCATCAGGAGTAAGTTGGTTACTCTCCAAATCTATCAGTGCTTGTTGATTAAGTGTCGGTAAATTAAACACATCATCATCTGTGTAGTTTGGATATGAGTTAGATATACCAACAAAGGGTGCACCTACCTCAACTACAGGACCGTATAAATTACCCAATACTTGTGCAAGTAAAGGGTAATCTTTTGCTTTCAATTGTGCACCGTTGCAAACTACCCAACCTTTGGGTATTGCATCTGGAGACAGTGCTGACTCACTAGTACTGCCAGTCCATGGCATCAATGTGCCAATAGGACTTGCTTTTGCTGCTTTTATACGGTTGTAACTTGGCATTTATTATACCTCCATTAACCACCAACCTTGTACGCTAGTTGGTATGCCTATTTGATCATTACTATCAACTGATCCAAGATATATGAGTGCAAATCCAGCGTTTGGAGTTTGTACTACAAGTTCACCAGATGGATATGGTGTTAGTCTATCTCCAAACAGTGTACCTGTTGAGTCACCTTGTATCGGTGTGCCACTGGTCTCAGGAGTTCTGATAACCAATGTTGTGTCATACTTCAAGTTTCCACCAACATCAATCATTCTTACAACATCACCTGTTTGTGGTGCAGTTGGTAATGTGACGATCAGTGTTTGTGTTGTTTGAACATTGACCATGTAAACTATGTTTGCAATCAGAGTTAGATCTGCCTCTGGTGATGCTGCTGATAGGTATCTAGTATGTCTCGCACCATTTGCTGTGGTGAAGTTGGTCAATCCAAATGCATCAATCGAACGATCTTGCTTGATACTGAACTCACTACCACCATTTATACCGAGATTTCTGACTGAGAATACATCTGTCTCTGTTGGTGACGCTGATGCAGTACCTGTAACTGTTAGTGAATTCTGTGCAGTTACATTACCTAGGTTATCAACTGAGAATGATGGGTCACATGCAGAAGTTAGGATAACGTTTTCTGGGCATGATGTTGGATATAAGAAGAAGTCACCTCTTGCAATCACACCAGCATCCCAGTTTATTAGACCTGAGTGATCAGCATGTCCGTCATCATTGACAAACTGGAATAGTTTTGTCTGTCTGACACTATCGTAGATAACAAAGTTACCACCCTCTAGTGTTAGATTGTCTGTGACTGTTAGATTACCACTTCTGTATGACTTAGCACCATCACCAAACTGCTCATCCATGACTGTAGTATGGATCTTACCATACAGTCTGCCATTAACAACTGTTAGAATCTCAACGTTGGTTGTTGGATTAGAGAATCTCAACCATTGTTTGTAATCTAGTTTTTGTTGTGAGATATATGCTCTCTCTAGTATTACAGAGAGATAATCAATGTTAACACCACCAACAGATCTTTGTCTTATCTGAGCATCATTAACTCTTGATTGTTTCTGATGCTTGATTACTCTTCTAACAACGTCAGCAGTCTGATGACTCATGTTGACTGTTCCTTCCTGTGCTCTAGTTGCAACGATTGTATTTGTTGCATCTACAACTTCAGTGATCTTCATGAATTCAACCTGACCAGCACCTGTGAATGATGTTAGAGGTCCTACAGCAATTAGATCTCCTATCGCAAACTTACCAGTTCCTTCTCCAAGAGATTGTACTTCTATCTGTAAGATACTTGCACTGTTACCAGCAGCAGTTGATATGATAGTTGTGTTAGGACCATTACCCTGTATGGATTGTGGATCTGCGTAGTAACCATATGTAACTACATCATCAAGATTCAATGGTGTTGCTAGGTTAGCAGTGGTTAGTAAGTTGCTATCACTTGACCATGCATAACCAATATCCAATCTACCAGCGTGAGTTCCGATTGTTGTTGTACCTGAGCATGTGTCAACATCGAATGTTCTATTACCACCACCATCTGTTGATGATAGTCTCTCGTTCCTGCTTACCTTGAATGTAGTTCCTGTTACTGACTGTGCACCAATTATGGTTTCAGTTAGGTAGATAGCACCACCAAATATGAAATCAACAGAGGTGTCTTGTAATATCTTGAGAGGTGATCCATCTGTAACAACAGATAGAACATCACCAACCTTGATATCTGCGATTGTCTTACCAGCTGATGTAACTGATACATTTGTAATTACATTTGTACCAGCGTCTGCATCACCTGTAAACTCTACAGTTCCTAGAGTTCCACATCCACCATCAATATCAAGTGATGAGTTGATGGTTACAACTGAGCCAGGTATGTTTGGATTACCAATTTGTACCTCACCAGTTACGGAGTTAACTACAAATACATCCTCATCTGGATCAGCACAATTGGATACTCTAAACTTCTGTACCTGTTGATCAAGTGATGTAATAACCTTGATGTATTCTGGAACTTTTGGTGAGTCATCTCTATCAACGAGAATGTAATCATTGTTTGTTAGATTACCACCAAACTCAGAGAGATATACACTGTCAGTTGCACTACTATCATTGTCAAGTGCTTGCTCTGTCCATGTAGCATCAAACTGTACGTTAACCTTGTATATTGGTGTAGTATCAGAATGATTGTCTAATACACCACCAAATGCACCGAATGGTTGACGCTTGACCTTGATATAGTATGGTGCTTCGCTTATCCTTGTAAGTTCTACGATTTGTAGAATCTCAGGATGACTGGTAGCAGATGAACCTGTACCAACAACTGCACTATCAACTATGATATAATCACCAGTTCCAAAGTATGGATCACCATTTGCTATTACTGGTTGTAATTTAAGTGGTAAGTAGAACTCATCGCCAGTCAATGCACCTAAGATGATAGGTTCAACTGTTCCACCTGTGTTGATTGAGTTTTGATATGATGCACCACCCCATTGTCCTGCACCAGCAGTATCAATTTGGTTGTATCCTTCTTCATTAGAGTTCTTAACAAGAACATTTAAAATGTCAACGTTCTTATTGAACAGTGACTGTGATATAATTCCATCTTCATGTGCAACTATATCTGTTCCTAACTGTGCTCTACCACCAGTAAATGCGAATGATGCAACACCACCACATAGATGAACATCACCATTAAATTTAGCAGATGCGATAACTTCTAACTGGTTGTTGATAGTTGTCTTACCACCCTGTCCAGCAATGTTAATCTCAGATGCGTTTGTCGCAAAGTTGATTGTTGAAGGACCACCAGTGTTAGAGAAGAAATCAACCTGTGATGCTAGTGATTTAAGTGATACAATATCACCAATTCCTTTACGGAATCCTAACCACATATCACCATCAACTCTAAAGTTTCTAGTCTTGATCTTGGTGTATGATAAGTCTTCGTTAGTGTTAGCAAACGCACCACCAATTTCTACCTTAGAAATAGTAGTTCCAACACCATCAGGTGTTACACCTAAGAATATGTTACTATGCTCTGATGAACGACCAATGTTAATGAACTGATCATCTGTGCTGTCATTGAATAGGTTAGCAGTTGTAACCTGACTACCTATGTTTAATGTGCCAACGAATGTGGTGTCATCAATTAGATTGAATGTTCCTGTTGTCTGTGATGTTCTGATCTCAGCGATTACACCATCACCATTAACTTCAATGTCATGCTCAAATCTAGCATCAGCAGTGAATCTAGATGTTCCTGCTACAACCAGAGCTCTGTCTAGGTTAGCGTTGCTTACATTAATACCAACACGACCACTGTTTGTAGTTGCGACTCTGAATACTGATATGTCATTAGGGAATGCACTATCACCACCAACTAAGAATGCGTTATCAACGTCAGTCTTATCACGATCAGCAAACTGTGTATGTTGTAAGAAGTCACCAGTTGTTCTACCACTGATGAATGCTGTACCAACAACATCTAAGTTAGCACGTGGATCAGTTGTTAAGTTATCAACCCATGAATTTGTGTATGCACTGTGTGGTGCTCTTGCAACTGTGTTAATACCTAACTTGTAATCACCAATAGATTCTGTTTCTGTTCTTATTGCCTCACCACCTATGACGCCAACTTCCTTGAAGTTAGAGTTAGAGAACTCAATGGTAGGTGCTACAGCACCTGATGCAGTTCCCGCAATGATTGTCTCCCATGGTTGTGTTGACTGTGGGATTTGATCAATAACTTGGAAATGTACATAGTTATTTGTTGGTGAGAATGGATCTCCCTGTTTCGCAGCAAATACTTGCCATGTTAGGTTTAATCTAGGATCAAAGTAGAAGTTCTTGATTCTAATTTGTGAACTAGATGTGATTCCAATCTCAGCATTTGTAAGAGCAACGCCACTATTAAAGTCTCTAAACTCTAATTTAACAAC